GTCTGCGATGTTGATCGGCGCAGACTTCGCGCGAGTTGAGTGCGCGGGGATTTCAATAGTCACAATCGTTCGCTTCGGCATGACAATTCCAAAGAACTGTTTCGCCGCAACTGGTGACACAATCCCCTTCTTTATCGCGGTGATGAGCGCGTCGGGGTTCGCTTGCATCGGAGCCAGTGAGACTTCAAGCAACTTCCATCGCGAGAAGATTGTCTGCACTTCGTCGCCGTATTTCTTGCGGTCGATGTCGGTTGCGCGACGCGTGCCGCCAGTCTCCGGCACGTATCCAACAGACACCGCACGCACGATGCCTTGACCGACGAGCGCCGCCGCGACTTCGGGAAAGAACTCGCCCGAGTATCCGTCAGGCTTGCGAGCAAATATGAACTCGCCAGCAATCGAGCGGTCACCACGCTTGAGACTCACGCACTTTCCAACTGGCTGCGAGTAGTCGTGATTCCAAAAGAGCACGGGATTACGGTCAAAGTCAACAGAATTCATGCCTTGCGGAATGAGTACCTCGCCGTCGCGGTCGAGCGTTTCTGCGGTGATCACCGCAGTAAACCCCTTCGCCGATGCTGAGATTGTCGCTTCAAGCGCTTTGCGTTGAATAGTGTTCGTCATTTCTTTTCCTTCGCCGCGCGCGCGGTCAACTCGTCAAAATACGCATCGACATCCTCTTCGGCCTGTTGCGCTTGATCCTCAAGGAACGGTTCAAGCTTTGGTTGCAACGAGCATCGGCAGTTTGGATGCAGCGGTGGCCCGTCAATGTCTTCGTAGTCAAGCGCCATTTCGTTGCCATCAGCGCCGAGCATCGTGTCGCCCTTGTTGAAGAATGAATCTTCAAGGCCGATTGATTTAGTGCTGAATTCATTTGATGCCGCCTCACAGAATTCACATGGATCGGGCGCGAGTAACCACGTTTTGCCCTCGACCATGCCCGTTGATTTCCACGCTTCGACTTCGGCGCGACGCGTTGCGCGCTGCGCTTCGGTGCGCGCGATCATCACTGCGCGGTTGCGCGTCGAGCGCTCTTCGTCGCCAGCTTCGCCCGCCCATTCCTGCACGCGATTCGCGAGCTGGTCGATGGTCTCGCCAGCTGCGATGCCATCACCGAGAATCTTTGAGACTCGCACGCGCGTGTACTTTCCAATTCCCTCAGCTGCGCCGCGCGCGAGTCGCACGGATTCACTCTGCGCGTACGCGCGAAGGTCATCGCGTGCCGGCGCGAAAGTCACTCCGAGGTCTGGTACTTCAGGATCCGATGGATCTCCTGATGCTCCCGAAGCTGCAACCATTTTAGTGACGGTGTCGAGGCCAAGCGTCACGCCTGACTCAAGCGCGTTGGCGAGATACGGTCGCAGCGCGTTGACGATTTGCCGGCTGTACTTCGCGCTACGCAGCACCTTCTCGACTTCGTCGGCCAGTGCTTGCGTCGGCGCTGGAGCGGCGCGAATCTTCGCGATCACCGCTGCGACTTGCTGCTCAAGTGACTTGCTGACGCGGTCTGCGATTTCTTTTTCGGCGTCGTTGATGTCGTCGAATTCACGCGCGGCATCGTTGGCGGTTGCCTTCGTGCGGATGCCCGCAATAGAAAAACGATCTTCCCAAAGTGACTTGTGCGAGACACTCGATGCGTTGTCTGATGGCGCGCAGCATTCGCACGATTTGCGCGCGGCCTTCTGCTCGCGCTCACGATTGAACTGCTCGACCTTGCGACGCGCCCAAACAAATCCGTCATCGCCACCCCATCCGTTCCACGCTTGCCACCCCTTGCCTTGCTCGTCCCACGTCTCGCCTTGTTTGTCCACTTCGTGACGCTCAAAGTAGGCGAGCATTCGACGAATCGTGTCTTCGGAAAGTGACACGCGATTGGCGAGGTCGCGCGCGCGAGCGATGCCAACGGCAGTCATGCCGCGTTGCGACTCAGGCTTCTGCGCGCGGATATCGAGCGCGCGCCGCGCGTTGTCTGCGACGGTCTGCGGTGGTCGTGTTTCAATGTCCGTCAACGCCTTCGTCGCCGGCGAAAGAATTTCAGTCACTGGCAACTCATCGACCAACTCATCAGGCGTGCTGACAGGTTCGACTTGCTCGTCACGCAGCGAATTGAATGACATCGGCGCAGCCATAGGCGGCACACCGCCGAGCGGTTGGCCGTTGATCAGCAATCGATCAGCCATCGGGTCATCAATCACATCGAGACCTTCGCGCGACCGCATTTCGTTGGCAGTCATCACGCCAGCGCTCACACTTGACCGACGCCGCTCAAACGCGAAGCGCTCGTCTTCCACCACTGGCGAGTCATACGCAAGAAACGCATCGCCCTCGATGCCGAAGAGCGGCACAAGGTTTTGATTCAACGTTTCCTCATCCATTCGCATCAATGGCAAAACGCTGATGGCCTTCCACGATTGAAAGCCTACGGTCGCACTGGCAAGATTCGGATCGTTCGCCTTCAACATCGACACCGGCACGCCGAAGATTGCCGCGATTTCCTCGACGATGTCTTCGCGACCGCCAAGATCTTTCGGCGGGAAGTTCATCGGCTTCAGGTCAATGTCAGCCGTCGCAGTGAGGAAGCGCCCAGTGCGACCCTTGCCGCGTAGCTTCTCGTCGATCTGCACTTCAAGTCTTTCGATTTCCTCGCGCGACGCATTCGTCTTGATCGTCATCAGGTAATCAGGGCGCGCCTTATTCTCAAAGAAAGACAAATCCATTTCATGCATGGCGGCATTCATCATCGCAGCGCCCCACGCCGCTTCGACCTTGCCCATGCCGTACAGGATGTCGCTTGGATTTGGCCGCTTGAAATGGATCACTTCATCAGCCGCGAACACCTTGCGAGTCTCGCGCGACGCGCCGTACAGATATCCGTCAACCAAAGTTGACTTGCCGGGAATGATTTCAACGTACTGCGATGGCATCGTCCACAGTTCACTTGGAATGCCAGTGCGTTTGTCAATCACGGGGTGGATATACGCGTTGCCGGTCAGCTCTTGATAGAGCACGCGAAGCACCGTCGCATCAAATCCGTTTTGGTACGGGTTCACCTTCGACAGCAACTCAAGCAACGGATGATTGTCGGTCACCACTTCGTAGTCGTCGCCGTACTCCGCTGCTTTCTGCATCACGTAACGCGATGGCAACTCGCTGGTGTCGCCCGCGAAGTACGCCTTCGTGCGATGCGATGTGCTGCGCGTCTTCCAAAGCTTCGTGCCGGTGGATCGATTGCGCACGTAGAGTCGCAGCGGTTGCGACGCAACAGCCATCGCGTTGAGATTCGCTGCGGCGTAAATCCATGATCGGTAGTACAGAACCGCTTGCGAGTAGGAAAACGGTTGACGCGCAGAGTCACTGCCACCAGTGAGCACGCGCATTGACGATTGCAGCCAACGCTCCGAGGTGAACGCGGCCTTGATTCTCGCCAGTAGTTGCATCAAATTACTTTCATGATGAGTGGGCGACGCGCTCGCCGCGCCATGACCGCGAGCGCAAGTGCGCACACGCCGTCATCGTGTCCAACCGTCGCTTCGTACTGCACGGTTCTTCCGCTGTATCGGAAACCAAACGCTTCAAGTTCACTTCGCAGCCACCCGTCGGGGTATCGAATCTCGCGAGTCTGTATCGAGATTTGTAAACCTTCCATCAGTTGTTGCTTTGATGAACTGGTGAACTTGAAGCCCTCGACGCCGCGACACACACGCCGCAAATCCTCCACGATTGGATCACCGACGCCCGTTGAATCGATCTGCGCTGGCGTGTTTCCGATCATTTTCGCGAGTCGCTCGCGCGTCAATGCCCACGGCCCTTGCCACCTTTCGAGCCTACACACGCGGCCTTCATTGTCAAGAGCAAGAGCCACCGTGAAATCTTGCGACTTCGCAAGGTCGACGCCCCACGACTCAGGCACGCCGCTTGAAAGTGCGCCGATGCAATCGCGAATCGCATCGAGGCCGAACGGATTGCCGCCGTCTTCAGCTGGCACGCCTTCAAACTCTTGCGCGAACACCGCCGCCGGCAGCATCGCGCGCGCCGCTTCGACTTCGCCAGCATCGATGTACGGATTCATGATCGACCCAATACGGAACGCCGCCCAATTGCCCGTGGTGTCGCCTTCGGCCTCGATGAAGAGACGATGAAAGTCGCCAGTGCCTTTCGGCGTGCCTAGAAACAGAGCGCGCCCGCGACGGTCTGCGAGCGTTGGTCGCATGGCCTGTTGCCACGCGTCGAGAAGTTTCGGCGCGAAGCCCGCCTCATCGACCACGATCAAGTCGTACGCGCGACCGCGCCCGGCGTCGGGATCTTCAAGCGACCAAAAGTCAATTGATCCACCAGTGAGCAACTCAATACGCTTCTCGACGCGGTCATGCTTGGCAGTGATTCGCTTCAGCGAGCGCTCAAATTCGCGCACCGGGTCAGCGAGATATTTGTAGGACGGCGCGAACCACGCGACAGCGTCACGATTGATCGCGCGGTGCTGCGCGATCACGCGACCGAATGTTGTCTTGCCCCATCGTCGGCCAATCTCAAGCACAGAGAATCGCGCGAGCTTCGCGAACACCTCACGCTGCGACGAGTGCAGCACCGATTCAATCGGTGGAACGCGAACGATCACGCCGATGCCGCAAGCTTCGGCGCGATAGGTTCGATGGTCACGACTTCTTCGCGCTTGATTTCGTCGGTCTTGTCGCGCTGGCCGAGATATTGTTTGCCAAGCCAAATGAGCATGGTCGTGTTGCCCTCTTTGGCTTTGGAGTATTGCCAACGACGCAGCGACACTTTGAGCATTTCGTGACCGGCATCGATTTCGGTGCGGCATCGGCGCTGCACAGTGCGCGCGGAAACGCCGAGCACTGCGGCGATTTCGACGGTGCTGCATCCGATGCTCGCGAGGTCGCGAACAAGCTTCAAATTGAGGTCAGCGGGTTTCGTCAAGTTGTGCTTTCACTGGCTCAGCTTCTCTTTGAGCTTCGCGATGTCAATACCCGCGTCACGATGAATGAACCAGTCTTCGATATGCGCCGGCTTCCCGTTGAGGTCAAGCGTGACTTCCGCAAATCCTAGATACCCATGCCAAATCATCAGATTGCGCACAAGGTCATTCCTCAACTCGCCGTCGCTGCCGCGATAGCGGTCGTGCTCAATCGTCGCCACGCGGAACTTCGCGCGGTCAAACGGCAGCGTGAGTAGCAGATTAATCGTGCGCTCCGGCGGCTCAAGGTCGAGAGATAGATAGTCAATCCATCCGTCTTCGTCCTTCAATTGATCGAAGACATATTTCCACGACACGGCGAATGCGTCGCCGTACACCGTGTTGCGCTTTGATCGTTCGTGCGTGAGTCGCGTTTCATACTCGATGTCGCAGAGCGCGCCGTGCCAACCGAATTCGCGCTCAAGCACCACGGTATTTGAGATTAGCTCAGGCTGACCAGCGCCGATGTCAACGTATGTGCCGTCACGCTTTCCCTCAAGCGCGAACGCCACTAAGCGATCTTGACCGAGCTGGCTTTGCCAATCGATTTCTACTGGTGTTTCTCTCTCATTCATCGCGCCTCCAAGCTTCAACATTCAACGAGCACCAGTGATGCGAAGTGTTCGCACCTTCTGCGCCTACCTTCTTGATATCGACGAAACCCGACGCTTCAAGCAAGTCGGAAAGTTTCGAGAAGTAAAAGATCGCCTTATGGAAATCATGCTGGTCGATGTGTCCGCCCATGATGTAAAGCTCGCACTGCAAATCAGGTCGCGAGCTAGCCATATTGTTGACGATCAACTCGAAATCAGGAACGGCAACAAAGAGCCGCCCTTGATCCTTGAGCACGCGATGCCACTCAATCAACGTCGCGTGCGTGTGTTCGTGGCCGATGTGTTCGAGCACGTGAACCGCGCGAATCTCATCGACGGTTGAATCTTCAAGCGTTATGTCTTCGGCGAACTTTCCGTCGCGCGCGTCCCACGAAGTCCAACCGGGTTCGAGCGTGTCGGCACATCCGATGTCAAGTTTCATCGCGTCTCTCTCTCATTCATAGGGGAATCCTTGCGCTATCGCTTCCTTCATCGGCATGATCGACTCACCTTCACGCAGAGCGGGAATGAAATCGCACACTTCAACGATGACTCTATCTCGCACGATGGCGTACAGCATAGATGCTGTGCATCGGCTTTTTAACCGATGGCCGTACCGACGCTGTTGATCGTGTTCGATCCAATCGGATAGAACCGCAGATACGAACCAATCTCAATCGTGTTGGTTCCGCCGGGCGCAGCGCTGAATGTGATTTGGGGAACGACATTTCCCGCGGCATTCATGCGAAGCATTCCTCGAAACACGATGATGTTGAATGCCGAGTTGTTTGTTGTATTGATAAGACCGCCAGCGACAGCAGCAAAGAAATTTGATTCTTGTGCGCGAATGGCAGAGACTGGCGTAGCCGTCTGTGGGTTGCTTAAAGTTGTCCACGAACAATCGGTGACGCTCGCACCACCCGACAGCGCGAAGCTCATCGAGATTGTGTGAGTCGTAGTACCCGTTGTCTTGATGATGAACTGCCCATCAAACATATAGGTAGTTGAAGCTTGTGCCGAAATCGTGTCGTAACCAGTAGGCGAAAAAACATTCTGTGCAGAGGAGCCGTCAGTCAGCGAAGTTGCCGACGATGGGCAGATGATTTGCACCGTAGGCGTGACACCAGTACCCGCTGGTACTGCTGATTTGAGTGCAAGCGCCGTCGCGGAAGTTGCCGAAATCAGCGCGGTCGCGTCGAGCGT